TATTGCACAATACAACTAATACGGGAAGGTTCACCAAACACTAACGGCGTCCCTGGATATTCAATGACGGACAAACCGTTAATCTGCCCTACCATTTCGCCTTCGGTCGCCACATAAATTTGTTCCTGCAAAATGCTATCGTACGTTTGTTCACGCAAAAAGCCAAATTGCTCGGTTTTATGTAAAAAATAACGCTCAAAATCCACCGCACTTAAGGAGGTGGACTGCGAGAACAGCGCTGTCTCCGTCAACATATTTTTTAACATCAACGGAGAGATATTAATCAAGTCGCGGTTTTCGCTGTCACGTACCAATAATTGATACAGTTTATTAAAGCCGCTCAAATCCAACATCGGCAATTGATGTTGTTGCGCAACAGCTTGAACATAACCCATCCATTGTTGCTGTTGTTCCGCATTGGCAACACGGCAATAACTCTCGATTTCCGCATAATCCGCCAAGTGATAAAGCTCTTCTTCCAACTCTTCCAATGTCGCCAATTCTGTACGATTGCCTAAGACAATGACTTTTAACTTCAACGGATAACTCGGAATATCGCAAGGCAAGGTTTTAAATGGATGTGCGGAATACCAGTTAAACACGCCGGTAGTGAGAATATGTTTGAGTCGTTGCCATAAATCAAATTGCGCCAATAATGCGCCGGCAGTGACAATTAAAACACCGCTATTCACCTGATGAACCAAGCCCGGATTCAGCTGAATGTCGTGTGAGGTCGCGTGAATTTTCACGGAGCCAAATAACTGAAACTGATCGAAATATAATGCGGTTACCACGCTTTTTTGCGCAGCAAAATTGTCGTTATAAGACTGCACCAGTTCAGCCGAAATACGAGGAAAAGAAAAAGAATCCCCTTGTTCAATCACATATTGCACGCCACACAACTCCGGCACGGGCTTTTCTGATTGAATCAATTGTTCCAATAACAGCGCATATTCTGCCTGATCATCCGCTTTAAGCACCAATAAAGTGCGGTGGGAATTTTTAATGAAATGACGAATCGCTTTTTCTGCGCGGGGTTGTAATGCGAAAAAATCTTGAGAATGTGAAGGGATTTCCGTCACGCTCAATGTCGGACGAAGTTCCTGCCAAGGCAAAGTATTATAAGATGAAGACACGACGACTCTCTACGTTAAAGATAATTTGACAACATTATCGCATATTTATGCGTATCGAGGAAAATTTGCTGGAAAATCCGTCACAAAAAGCGTATAGTTACACAGTTACCACGTCACTAAAATCATGTAGAAAAATGAAATATCAAAAGTTAGAAAATCAAGAAGCGCATTGGAAATGGGTCTATTTAACCAAAAAGACCCGTGAAGGGGAAAATATCACCCGTTACGCCGAAAAAAGTTTACAAGAAGACATCGTAAAACAACTCATCGGCTGCCAAAACTATCCGCAAAAAATTGAAGAATGGATAAAAACCCATTTAGCGCCAGAATTGGTGGCAAAACTCGATCAAGCCATCCGCGCCAGAAGAAAGCGTTTTTTTAATGCTGAAAAACAATCTACCAAGAAAAAATCTATTGATTTGGAATATGCCGTTTGGCTACGTTTATCCAAATATTCTCGCAAAATGAAAATGACACTCTCGGAAACCATCATGTATATGATTGATGAGCGTGAGAAAAAAGCGTTATACGAAAGCCAAATGTCCGCTATGAAAGCCGGATTAAAAGATTTATTAAAATAAATAGGCAATTTTGGTGCAAATTCACTTCATTTATGATCTAAACAAATCATAAATTGACAACAAATAAATGTAAATATATACAATATCTTTAAAAGGGGAGAATTTTAATAGGATTGTAAGTTATTGATTTTTCATTATTTAAATAACAAAAAGCGGCTTGTAATTCTTCAGAAACTTATCATTGGTGCCTAGGGTCGGCAATAAATTATTAAATTTGTCAATGAGTTAAACAATATTGGGAACAGAATATCTCACTAAAATGTTTTTATTATTTTTTGTGATGTTGATCGCTAAAAAATATGTCCAAAAATTTTCAATGTAGTTTTTTATAAAAAATCGCAGTCAAATCCTCGCCCCGCCTGCGCGCTTGATGTGTGGATATCAACGCAAATTGCGTTGATGGCTCAACGCCCGCCAGTGTTGGCACCTTAAAGATCTCAAAATAAAGATCTCGCAACGCAAATTAACGCAAAATTACGCAAAAAATAAACAGATTGATCTCGTTTGCGGCGGTCAATGATCGCTACCCTCTTTTTCGAGCAATTTATACTCAATAAAGCTGATAACTTCGACACCAAGCCAATCATTCAGCTCCTGCAAGCGGGACTGTAAAGGCATGATTTCATTTACATAAAAAACCCGCGCCGCTTTTTCCACATCACCAAAACCACCGACATTATTTGGCAAAATCCCCATCAATTGCGGCGGCACTCTATGAGCCGCTAAAACATCATCACGGCTGGCATTTTTGATATTTAAAAAATCATCTTTGGCAACCGCATCAGAAAGCGGAATAACTTGCAGACCGTCTTTTTTACCGTCAGGAATATGAATAAACAAATTTTTAAAGTTTCCGGTGCCTTTTGTTTGTCTTAATTGTTGCTTAATGGCTTCGACATCATCTTTATTCTGCGTCGGGTCGGTAAAATAGATAATAGACCCCGCGTGCGCCCCATTTAGATAATACTTACGGCGAAATAATGTGGCACTCTCATTTAAAAAGGCGGATTGTAACGCGCCCAAATAAGGCGGCATACCGTAGATTTCCTGATTAACATCAGGATTAATCAAATTAAAAACGGCATTTTTACGAAACTCATGATCATCAAAGCCGCTAACAATCTGATAAAAAACACCGTCATCTTTGCCGACGCGCATATATTTAGCCAACGGCGATTTAAGGCCAATCACCTTACCCCAAGCATTTTCAATTTTTTCAAAGTAAGCATTGCCAAAAACTAAATAATCTTGCACGAATTTTTCCAATTGCGTGCGCGGCAAAAGTGCGGTCGTTTTGCACGTTGAAAGCAAAATGTTTTTCTTAACGTCAATCGCGCTTTGATGATGCGGGGACGCTTTAAGTGCCTTCGCCAAATAAGCGGGGTTTATCGGCGGATTGTAATATTTATTAAACATCAGCGACGATTCAAAATAGTTTAAAATATCCGCCCGGTCTAACACGGGGATCGGCTCACCAAAACTAAAAGCCTGTACTTGCAAACCGTCTTTTTCGGTAAAAGTGCGGTCGTTTTTGGCATTGTTTTTTCTGTGTTTGCTCATTTTTTTTATCCTGTTATTCAAAGCTAAAGACTGATGATTTATTGACTGATGACACATTGCCGCCGGAACCATAAGGCACGTTCAAAATGCAATTCATAATCGCCCAAGACAAATCGCCGTGGCTTGCTTCTTCTGAGCGGTCGGAAATGTAAGTTATTTTTCCAGTGCCGGTAATGCGTTTTTTAACGGTCATAAAACTGGTTGATATATCGTTCCCGTCCCATTTTAAACGGCGTTTTTGAATTAAATTCATGGTTTTAAGCACCATTTCATTTTTTAAGTCGGGGTTATAATCAAGCCCGGTAACTGTTGGGTAAAACTTACGAACCTCTTGATAAACCCCTGACCCCATGCCTGTTTTGTCAATCACTACGCGCGTGACGTTATAGTCATCTAAAAACCGCTTAATTCGCGCCGCCTGCGCTTCATAATCCAGCCCGTGAAAAGTTTGATGATGCAATACACGATAATCACCACCGTCCACACGTGGCGGGGCAACAATCACAAGCGCCGCGCGGTCGCCAGTATGTGCAGGGTCATAGCCCAGCCAAACTTCCTTATTGCCAAAAGGACGCTTCCAAAATGGCTTGTAGTCCGTCCATTCTTCCAAACTATCAACTTGGCACAACTGCAGATCGGAAAATTTAAACGCGCTCGCGTTATCGTCCATAAACTGACACAAAAACAACTGCTCAAATTCTTCCCGCGAGTTTTCGGCCAGCAAATCTTCAATGTCAAACAAATTACAACCGCCCTCTAGCGCGTCGTAAATCGTTACAATCTGCTTCCACTGCCGATCGGCGCACAGCTTGCCCGCCTTTAAATTTTCATGCGAAATATCAATTTCCACGCGGTCGGCTTTGGCTTTTTTGCGATTAAACGCCTTGCCGCTAAAAAACGCATAAGCAGGGTGCGCAATACTGGTCGGCGTTGAAAAGTAGGTTTGACGGTAAAATTTTTGCGCGGCCATACCGGAAGCAACTTTGCGCATAACATCAAATTTCGGCACCCAAAAGATTTCGTCAAAATATAAGTTGCCGTGATAACTTTGCGCCGTTGCCGAGTTTGTGCCTAAAAAAATGAGTTCCGAGCCGTTCGGCAATTTGATTGTTTCGCCCTTTAAATCCACGTCCGCCTTTTTTTTGGCGTAGTTGACAATGTAACTACGAAACTGCAACGCCTGCTTTTTACTCGCAGACAAGAAAATTTGATTATGACCTGTCGTCAATGCATCAATAAAGGCTTCGTGTGCAAAATAATAAGTTGCGCCAATCTGACGGCTTTTTAAAATGTCGCGAATCCGATTGCTTTTCGCGTCGTGCCAAATCCGCTGATAGTCAAACATTTCCGACAAAAAGCCATCAATCAGCAAGTTTTTTTGCTCCTCACTGATTGCGTTTTGTTCCGGTTTTTTACGCTCTCCGGCATTACGATTTTTTATCTTAGGGTTTAAATCCGCTTCGTTCCCTTCACCGAAAGAATACTTTTTAACGCGCGCCATGCGCTCCATCTGCCGCCCTAGCAAATCAATCTCTTTATAGTCGGAGCCGCTTTTATCCGCTTTCATGATCAGTAAATTAAGACGGCTTTCAAGGGTCAATTCAACCCGCCCAACGGGCGCCATGTCGTCCCATTTTTCGCGGTCTTTCCAACTCGAAATTGTGGACGCCGACAAGCCCAACTGGCGAGCAATTTCCGCGATTTTGTACCCGCCAAAATACATCGTTTGCGCCTGCCGCTTTAAACTCGCGTCATTTTTATCTGTGTTATCTAGTGTTGCGATTTCGTTCATAAAATCCCCGTAAAATCATCACGGGAATAATATGAATAAAGATAAGTTATTGATTGCGCTTTGATTTGTGAGATTGATAACAACAAAACGAACTGCAAGACAAGCAAAAATAAAAGCTCCAATATTGTGCCGAATTGAAACATCAGCCAATTTTTGGAGCTACCAATGAGCAAAACCACCTCTAAATGGTTTGTTGTCGCCACCGAGGGCGCAACAACCGACGGCCGCGCAATTAATCGCACATGGATTGAGCAAATGGCCAAAAACTACGACCCGAAAAAATACGGGGCGCGCATCAACATTGAACACATCAAGTTTCGTTTGCTTTGGAAAGACGAACCACACTCCAAATGCTACGGCGATGTCACCGGTTTGAAAGCAGAAGAAAACAAAGAAGGTAAATTGCAACTCTTAGCGCAAATCGACCCGACCGCCGATTTAATCGCACTCAACAAAGACCGCCAAAAAATCTACACATCAATCGAAGTTGATCCTAATTTTGCCGACACAGGCGAAGCATATTTAGTGGGCTTGGCAGTTACCGACACCCCGGCAAGCCTAGGCACCGAAATGTTGCAATTTAGCGCAGGTGCAAAAGCAAATCCGTTAAATGGCCGCAAAGAAAAAGCGGAAAATCTATTTACTGCAGCAGTAGAAACATCACTTGAATTTGAAGAAGTAGAAACGGAAGCAGAAAAACAAAACTTTTTCGCAAAAATTAAAGCACTTTTTGCTAAAGCATCAGAAAGCAAGGATGAACGTTTCGGTGAATATGAAAAAGCCATCGAATTGTTAAGTGAACAAGTCATTGCAGGCCAATCAGCAAACGAAGAATTGTTGACAAAATTAACCAAAATGCAAAAAGAAGAAGCGGAATTGTTAAGCAAAGTCAACAAATTAGAAGAAAAATTCGCGGAACTGGAAAAACAACCGACAGCCGACTATACACCACGCCCGAAAGTGAGCGGTGCGAAAGCGGAAAGCGACGAATACATTTATTAATCATCAAAAAACGAACAACACCAATTTAAAACACACCATCTATTATAAAGGATTTTGCCAAATGAAAAATGAAACCCGTGCAAAAATTAAAGAATACCGCGTTGCAATGGCCGAAGCGAACGGAATCCAGGTAGAAGATACAGAAACGAAGTTTACCGTCGCCCCATCAGTGCAACAACGCTTAGAAACAAAAACGCAAGAATCATCCGCATTTTTGCAAAAAATTAACATTGTGCCGGTCACGGAACAAAGCGGCGAAGTGTTGGGGTTAGGCGTTGCCGGAACATTGGCAAGCACCACCGACACCACACAAAAAGACCGCCAAACGCAAGATTTAATGAGCCTAGAAGCCATTAAATACACATGCGAACAAATCAACTACGATTCGCACATCCGCTACCCTCAATTAGATATGTGGGCAAAATTCCCTGATTTTAAACAACGTTTGGCAGGGTTAAAGATGAATCGTGTTGCACTTGACCGCATCATGATTGGATTTAACGGCACAAGCCACGCGTCAACATCCAACCGCACTCAAAACCCATTATTGCAAGATGTGGCGATCGGCTGGTTACAAAAAATCCGTGCAAATGCCGCGAAAAGACACATGAAAGAAGTGGAAAGCGGCACCGGTAAAATTTACATCGGCAAAAATCAATCGTATCAAAATCTTGATGCATTAGTTTATTCCGCTGTGAATGACTTAATCGAACCATGGTTCCAGGAAGACACTGAGCTAGTGGCAATCGTTGGCCGCGATTTATTAGCCGATAAGTATTTCCCACTTGTCAATGCTCAAGACAAGCCGACCGAAAAACTCGCGGCGGACATTGTCATCAGCCAAAAACGCATTGGCGGTTTGTCTGCGGTTCGCGTGCCATTCTTCCCGGCTGGCGCAATCTTGATCACCCGCTTAGATAATTTATCCATCTACTACCAAGAAGGCGCAATGCGTCGCACTTTTGTGGATAACGCCAAACGCGATCAATATGAAGATTACATGAGCTCAAATGATGCCTTCGTGATCGAAAACTATGATTGTGTGGCATTGTTGGAAAACATCGAATTTAAGGACAAATAACCATGCGTCCAACAAAGCAACATTATTTGCGCGTCTCCGCCGAGCTTGAACACTCGGCGGAAGCAGAAAGCCTAGAGGGCGCGAGCGAATATGAAAAGATGTTGTTTTTGCTTGCGCGTCATCAGAAAAATTTGAAAGGCGTGCAGTCTATGGAGCAACGCGCGGCAATGAAGCGGGAATATCTAGCAGACTATTTACCGTGGATTGAAGGTGCATTGGCCGCAGGCACAGGAAAGCAAGACAACGTATTAATGACGTGGCTAGTTTGGGCGATTGACTGCGGAGAATATCCGCTTGCATTGCGCATCGCAGAATATGCCTTGCACCAAGATTTAGTGTTACCTGAACAGTTTAGCCGAACCTTGCCAACGCTCGTCGCAGAAGAATTTGCTGATGCCGCGAAAAAGGCGTTGCAACTAAAAGAAACATCGTTTGACGTCACTTTATTGCAACGCGTGGCTGAAATTACCGATGACAAAGACATGCCCGACCAAAGTCGCGCCCGTCTTTATCGTGAAATCGGGTTACAGCTCAAGGACATCAATCAAATTGCCGCACTTGCGGCGCTCGAAAAGGCTTGGTCGCTTGATGACAAAATCGGCGTAAAAACCGAAGTCAACAAATTAAGAAAAGCCCTTGGTAAAGCGGAAATGGAAGAACCAACGCCGGATGAAACCGACAACGGCGACGCCGCGACCGATAAAACAACCGCTTAACGAATTTTGGAAATTTCCAAACTGTTTTTGGAAATTTCTGAAGCCGAGCAAATCGCGCAGCCGCCGGGCGGATTAAAGTGCGGTCAGAATCTTATCTTTTTTAACTGACCTCACACTATTAATCCTCACCCGGCTATTTTTTTAGGATTTAAACCATGAGCGACGGCGCAATCTCAATAAAACTTGCTCCAAGTTATCAAATGCAAGGCGTGCAACAGCGCGTGGATACATACCCACGGAATGAAAACACCATCGAAAATGAACGTTTTTATCCGGATTTATCTATTGCTGATGTACGAAACGAACTGCGCATTGATGGCACAGTTACCACGGCACGGCTAAAAGACGCACTGATCGAAGCAATGGCAAGCATTAACGCGGAACTGAAACCGCTAAAAATTGCTTATCCGGAAGCAACCGAATTGCAACAAACAGACCCGCGGGAAATCAACGGCGAAAATATCGCGGAATACCGCTACAAACGCGCAGTGAAATCCCTTGCACTAGCAAACCTTTATGAGCGCTATGCAGGCTACGACACCACAAACGACGGTGAACGAAAAATGGAAATGCTACAAGAAAGCATTGGGCAATTGCGCAGAGACGCACGTTTTGCCGTCAGCGATTTGTTAGCAATACACCGCATAAACGTGGAGCTAATTTAATGCAAGTGATGGCACAACAAGACGATAACTTAGACCTGCTTATTTACCGCCACTTAGGCAATAGCGCAGGACTACTGGAGCAAACGTTGACATTAAACCCTGGCATAAGTGCCACGGCGATTTTACCCATCGGCACTGTGGTTACTTTGCCAGATAAACAAAGTCAACCGGCAATAAATAACACCGTCCAACTCTGGACATAAGGGCAGGTATGGACAAACACACAACAACATACACCACTATTCAGGCTTATTTCGGATCATTTATGGCATTTTTAGCTGGGATCAACTGGAGCACTGTCGCTTCAATTTGCGGGATTTTGTTCGGCTTGGCCACAATCCTGATCAACTGGTATTACAAACAAAAAGAATATGAGCTAAGAAAAATACAAATCGAAAAGGACTTACACAATGATAAAAACGCTTGCTAAATATGCTTGCGCCGTAAGCGCCGTTATTGCCTTAGTGATGGCGAATTACGGCTCCGACCTACGCACTAGCCAACGCGGCCTAGAACTTATCGGAAATGCTGAGGGGTGTTACTCAAAACCATATCAATGCCCCGCAGACGTGCTAACAGTTGGTATCGGAACCACAGATGCCGTGGAAAAAATTGAGCGCAAGAAAATTTACACCCTGGAAGAAATTGCCGCACTTTTTGCAAAAGGCATTAAACAAGCGGAAGCCTGCGTAAACCAATACGCAAACGGTGCAAAAATGCCACAAGGCGCATTTGATGCATTAGTTTCTATCACGTTCAACGTTGGGTGCGGAACAATGCAAAAAAGCACTATGTTCAAACTTGCGCGTGAGGGATATAGCAAGGTTATGTGTTCACAGTTCCCCCGCTGGATTTATGCGGACGGGAAAATTTTGCCTGGCTTAGTAGAAAGACGAAACAAGGAGCGATTGTTATGTTTGGGTTTTTAAGCACAAAAGAAAAAATTGTGATGTTTATTTTTCCGGTATTGCTGGTTTTAGTCGTGATTTTTTTGGGCTATGAAGCCAGCGTTTGGCGCGCAGAAGCCGCGCTGGAAAAAGAAAAAAAGGAAGCATGGCAAAAGCAATATATCGACTTAAACCAACAACTTGCGGAATTTAACCAAAAACAGACCGCACTTTTAACCGCTATTGAAAATTTAGAAATAGCCAACCAACAAACACAAGAGGAAATCGGCAATGCACTGCAAAACAATCAGACTTGGAGCAATGAGCCTGTGCCTAGCGATATTAAACGCGTGTTCAACACCCCCGCAAGCGCCAAGTAAGCAACCTATTCTTTGCCCGCAATCCAACAAATGCGGAAAAGTCCCGTTACACATTGAGACTAACCGTGATTTGGTTATTGGCTTACAAAACAACATTGCAATGGTTGCCGTATGCACATTGGAGTTAAACACATTAAAACAATGCATCAGCGACTTTAACAAAACAACGGAATCACTAAAAAAATGACCGATATTTTAGACCGCGCCCAAGCGCTAGAACAAATGCACCGTGAAATCGCGCTAAAACAACGCGTCACCATGACGCACCAAGAAAGCGCCTATTACTGCGAAGACTGCGGCGAAGAAATCCCGCAACAACGCCGCGCCGCCGTCCGTGGCGTGATCCGTTGCGTTGTCTGCCAAGGCAACCACGAAAAGAGAATAAGAAATTTTAGAAAGTGAGAAAAACCATCATTTCCTTATTTATGCTTGCCGCCTTGGGCTTGCCACATATCGCCTGCGCCGACGTGCATACCGTCAGTTTTAAAAATGGAATGTTTGGCAAATATAGCAATTATCCCGATGTCAGAATTGCTGAAATTTGCGTGCATGGCGTGGGTTATTTGGTATCAGATAACGGATATATGCTGGTTGCCGTTGATAAAGATAACCGCCCTTTAATTTGCAGGGATCCACAAAATGAAAAAACCAAACCAAATTAGAAAAGCGCTGGAAGAAAGCAACCCGTTTTTTGTGCAAAACCCCGACAGCCTGCAACTTTACACGGACGGCGGTCAGGTTATTTGCACCGGTGCAAAATCATTGAGTTACGAATACCGATACACGCTAAACATCATCGTAACCGACTACGCCGACGACATCGCGCGCATTATTGTGCCGGTGCTGGCGTATTTGCGCGTAAACCAGCCGGAACTCTTTGAAAACCCGCAACGGCGGGAGAATAGTTTTAAATTTATCACCGATTACAACAACAACGACACACTGGATTTATCCCTTGAAATCCAGCTTACGGAACGTGTTGTGCAGAAAACCAATGCCGACGGTGACGTAATCTTGCAATATGCGCCCGAACCGACGTGGGGCGAGCCGGAAAGCATCCGAGTGTATTTAGAAACAGAAGACAACCTGATTTTAGAAAGCAAAAAGTAACTCATGGCAACCATCGAACAAGTGCAAGCGCGCCTGAATGCGCTGATTAACAATTTAAGCCAGCAGGCACGGCAACAACTAGCACGCCGAATCGGGCAACAGTTACGCAAAAGCCAACAGGCACGAATAGCACACCAACAAAACCCGGACGGCTCAAAATATGAACCGCGAAAGCAACAGAAATTGCGCAAAAAGAAAGGGCGTGTAAAACGCCGGGCAATGTTTGCCAAGCTGAAAACCGCCCGCTTTTTGAAAATCCGCACCAATGCAAACGAAGCAGTGATCGGCTTTACCGGAAGCGCGGCAGATATTGCAACAATCCATCAATACGGATTAAGCGCAAAACCAACAAAAAATGCAAATTATAAAGTGCAATATGCCCAGCGGGAATTGCTGGGCTTTAGTGATGAAGATACGGAATTGATCGAGGGATTAGTGTTAGAGCAATTAAGAAAATAAGTGTTTAATGGCGATGAAACAATCCCAAAAGTCCACCGACAATAGCAACAAGTGGAGTGACAAAAATAGCACTAATTAAACCCGCACCAATGAATGACACGAAAAGAATAGTAAACCAACTAATATCAGGCAGCGCACTATAAGTTTGATAAACAAGTGTTGGGAAAACAATAAAAATCCCAATAAATAAAACCCAATCTATTGCACGTTCCATTATTGCCCCCTTATTTATTCTTACGGTATAGGTAAATAGTATGAGTAAAGATTTAAAAATTCAAGTGAATTTATCCGCAATGGATAGACTTACTTCACCTTTCAAAAACGCCCAAAAAGCAACACAACAACTTGCTGCAGCATTAAGCGAAAATAAATCAAAATTAAGCGCGCTATCAAAAGAATACAATAAAAATGAATCGCAGATTGAAAAATATCGCAATACATTAAATCCATTAAAAAACAAACTCAATGAAAATACACAGGCATTATCAAGAGCTTATTCCGAAGTGCGCAGAATGGAAGCAGCATTGAAAACAATGCCACAACCAACAGCAGGATTTAGCCGTAAATTAAACGATGCCAAAAATAATGTTGCCAAATTGCAAAGTGAACAGGCAAAAATGGTAATTAAATTGAAAGACGCACGCAGTGAATTTCAAAAAAATGGCATCAGTGCAACATCTTTGGGAAAAAATCAAAGAGAACTGCAAAATCAAATGAAAGGCACAAATAAGGAAATAGACCAACAGCGCACGAAATTAGAAAAATTAAATGAAAAAACACGCCGACAAAATACCTATCGTCAGCGCGTAGATGGATTGCGAACAAAAGCCGAACAATATGCCAATATTGGCGGTCGCGCAATGAATACGTATGGCATGATGAAAGATAAAATCGCCCAACCGATCAGTGCATTCACTCAAGCAGAAGTGGCGTCAACCAATCTGAAAGTCTCAATGATGGATAAAGACGGCAAAGTGCCGGAAACCTTTAAAAAAGTAAACAATCTCGCGACGCAGCTTGGTGATAAATTGCCGGGAACAACCGCCGATTTCCAAGATTTAATGACAATGCTTATCCGCCAAGGGATGAGTGTAGAAACTATTTTAGGCGGTACAGGGGAAGCAGCAGCCTATTTATCCGTTCAGCTTGAAATGCCACCGAAACAAGCCGCAGAATTTGCCGCCAAAATGCAAGACGCCACCCGCACCACTGAAAAAGACATGATGGGATTAATGGATGTCATTCAGAAAGGCTTTTATGCGGGCGTTGATCCAACCAATATGCTAGGCGCTTTCAAAAATCTTGGTTCAGCCATGGATACCATTAAAATGAAAGGCTTGGACGGGGCAAAAGCACTCGCACCATTTGTTGCAATGTTCGACCAAGCAGGAATGGACGGTTCAGCATCAGGTAACGCCATGCGTAAAGTGTTACAAAAAGGGATGAAATATGGCGACATCAAGGCCACATTAAATAAACTTAGAAAAAAAGGGCTTCTAAGATCAAATATCAATCTTGATTTTACCAATGGGAAAGGTGAATTCGGTGGCTTTGATAAATTGTTTAGTGAGTTAGAAAAGATTAAAAAATTAGATACTGCAGAACGCATAAAAGTGGTTGAAGGCGTATTTGGTAATGATGCAGAAGTCAGTCAAGTGGTATTTACTCTTCTTGAAAAAGGTAAAGCGGGGTATGAAGAATTTGCCGCAAAAATGGAAAAACAAGCCGATTTACGTAAGCGAGTAAATGAACAATTAGGTACGCTAACCAATATTTGGGAAGCCACAACAGGGACTTTCACGAATTTACTCGCAGAAATAGGCGCGACCATTGCACCACAGTTAAAACAACTATCAAAAGAGTTAGGTGAAATTGCCGAAAAAGTCAAAGCATGGGTAAAGGAAAATCCGGAACTGACGGGCACATTAATGAAAGCGGCTGCAATTATGACAGGCATTGTCGGCGTTACCGGTGCTTTAGCTTCTGCATTTAGTTTTTTATTATTTCCGATTGGACGAACTGTATTGTTCTTAGGCAATTTAGGCAAAACAATGTTTAGGGTTATTCCCGCCATTTTATCTTTTAGTGCGGCATTACTTACCAATCCTTTGACTTGGATTGTGGCGGGAATTGTTGCCATTATTGCGGCAATAGTTTTGCTGGTCAAAAACTGGGATACCGTCAAGGAGAGTTTAAGTAAGGGATGGGCTTGGTTAAGCGAACAGGCAAATGAGATTTGGACGAATATAACTAATGCGATCAGCGAAAAAGTCGAAACGTTAAAAAATAAAGTTGGCGAAATTACGGATTCTATCGGCAATTATTTTAACGAGAAATGGAATGGTTTAGTTGATACGGCTAAAAATTTCGGATCCAATATGATGACAAAACTTAAAGATGGCGTGTTAGAAACTTTCAAAGACGTTGAAAAAGCCATTACTGACTCCGTAAATTGGATTAAAAAACAACTTGGATTTTCTGACGAAACTGAAAAGAAAATCGAACAAACCAAACAAAAAGTATCCAATGCCACGGCTAACGCTATGAATAACAGTGCCGCTGGAAGATATTTTCAAATGGGGATCGGAGAAGATGTAAAAATTCCGGAAGCAAAAAAATACACAGGCGGTTACGCCGGCAACGGCGGAAAACATGAAGCAATGGGCGTTTACCACGGCGGAGAATATATTTTTAGCAAATATGCAACATCCCGCCTTGGCGTTGGCTTTTTGAATACCCTGCACAGCGCCAAAACCGCCCGCGCGGGCATGCTGGCTACGGGATTAATGAGCGGTATAGCTACCGCCCAGCCAATCCGCGTTGACAGCCGCCCACCGCTTGTTGCACCTCCTGCCGTGGCACAATCCGTTGCACAACCCATGGCGGTGAACATCACCATCAACGCCGCTCCGGGTCAAGATGAACGCACCATTGCCCGTATGGTTGCACAAGAAATGCAACGCATCCAAAATCAACAACAGGCAAGACAACGCAGCATTTTGCGCGATAGAGCATAACAAAAGGGCACAAGCCCTTTTTTGTTGAATCCCGTGTCTAACTTTGCTAATATACTCTTAAAGATGATAGCAAGTACAGCCAATGAGAATATTTAAAACCAAAGCCTTTGATAAATTCGCGCAGAAAAACCACATCACCGATGGTGATTTGTTTGATGCGGTCATGCGTGCGGAGGAAGGTTTAATCGACGCCGATTTGGGCGGCAACATCATCAAACAACGCATTGCAAGAGAAGGTCAGGGACGCAGTGGTGGTTTCCGTTCCTTTATTGTCTATAGGGTCAATGAAAACAGCTATTTTGTCGCTGCTATCAGCAAAAATACCCGTGACAATATTTCTGCGCAAGAATTAATGGCGTTGAAAGAATTGGCGAAAGCCTACGCCAAGTTAACACCGCAGCAAATTGAATCACAAGTGAAAAACGGGCTATTTATTGAAGTATTACCGGAGGGAAAAAATGAGTGAAATCTTAGCAATGATCCATGAAAATGCGGCAGATTTGCATGAGGCCGGATTGATGGATAAAAAAACGATGAAAAAATTTGATGAATTGTGTTTAACGCCGGTGCCTGTTTTTACGCCAGACGAAATTAAAGCCATTCGCGAAAAAGAACAAGTTTCGCAAACCGTGTTCGCCCACTATCTCAACGTAAGCAAAAATATGATCTCCGAATGGGAGCGGGGGGTCAAAAAACCCACTGGCACGGCACTAAAACTTTTAACCCTCGTGCAACACAAAGGCATTGAAATCCTCGCCTAATCCCACATAAAAAAGCAAGCCCACCGCGCTTGCTTTTTTGTTGCCCCCAATTCCACACCTTACCTCACTCGCACTTTCTCTCCGCATCGCCAAAAATACGGATTATTTAACCCGTAAGGCTACCCATGAGCGCAGACAACAACCGAAGAATTGAAAACCTGATCCGCTTTGGCACGATTGCCGAAGTGGATTTAAACCGTGCATGCGCTCGTGTGCAAAGCGGCGGAATCCTCACAGAGTTTTTACCGTTTTTAACTCTGCGCACAGGCTCAACCGTTACATGGTCGCCACCGACAGTTGGAGAGCAATGTGTGATTTTGGCAATGAGCGGCGAACTGACTACGGCTTGCGTGTTGGTCGGCATGTACAAGCAAAACGCCCCAAGTAACAGCGCGGACGAACACGTCATAAAATTTGAAGACGGAGCCGTCATCAAATACAACCACGCAGACGGCACATTAACCGTCACCGGCATTAAAAGCGCACAAATCACCGCCGCGCAAGTTATCAATATAGATTGCCCCATCGTCAACATAAAAGGCAATGTAAATATCCAAGGCGCAATCACAACAAGCGACAATGGAAAAACCCCGGGCAATATCAAAATTAGCGGAAAAGTTACAGTTAAAGGCTCCGTCGAATCCGAAGGGGATGTTAAAGCAGGCAATATCAGCCTACAAAATCACACCCACACAGAACAAGGCGACGGCAAAGACACGAGCAAAGCAAAATGAACAAAATAACCGGAACAAAAATTACAGACGAAACAGAACACATCCGACAATCGGTTGCAGACATATTGCTGACGCAAATAGGCAGTCGCATCCAGCGGCGCGAATACGGCAGTTATATCCCGTTATTAATCGACCGTCCAATCAATCCCGTTTTGTTGTTGCAATTATCAGGCGCGGCAGTGATGGCGCTGAAAAAATGGGAACCGCGCTTGCAAGTGACAGCATTTAAACCGCAGGTCACAAATGGCGCAGTAACAGCAACATTGACCGCAAAACAAATTAACACCAACAAAAATTTAACATTAGATAATTTGTTATTGGGTAGTAAAAAATGAGCGAATTAGTTGATTTATCTAAATTGGCACCGCCTGCGGTGATTGAAAAACTAAACTACGAACAACTGCTTGCCGCCCGAAAAGAAGCCTTTGTTAATCTTTACCCGGAAGCCGAGCGCGAATTTTGGCGCGCGCGCTTGAATTTGGAAAGCGAGCCAATCACGAAACTGCTGGAAGAAAACTGCTATTTACAGTTGCTAGAACGTGACCGCATCAATAATGCGGCACAAGCAACAATGTTGGCATACGCCACCGGCACAGATTTAGACGTTATCGCGGCAAATTTTAATGTTTCGCGCAAAATCATCCAGCAGGCAAACAACCAAGTGACGCCGCCAATCCCTGCGGTTTATGAAGATGACACCTCATTGCGATTACGTGCGCAATTAGCATTTGAGGGGCTTTCTGTAGCTGGGCCGCGTGCCGCTTATGTCTATCACGGGTTAAGCGCACATTCTGATGTTGCCGATATTTCCGTCGTCTCGCCAACGCCTGCGCATGTTGTTGTCACCGTATTAAGCAGAAAAGGGCAAGGCACCGCCGCAGAAGATGTACTCACTGCAGTGCGAAACCGCTTAAATGATGACAACATCCGCCCAATCGGCGACCGCGTGACCGTGCAAAGCGCCACTATTGCTACGTATCAAATCCGCGCAAAATTGCATATTTACCGATCGCCGGAATACGAACCAATAAAACAGGTTGCACAAACCAACCTCGAAAAATACACCGAAGAACGCCACCGCTTAGGGCGCGACATTAGTTTGTCAGGGATTTATGCCGCGCTACACATCGAAGGTGTGCAACGAGTGGAACTACTTGAACCAAGTGCAGACATTGCACTGACAAACGACAAAGCAAGCTATTGCACTGCAATTAACTTGGAATTAGTAACATCCGATGACTACTAAAACACTTTTGCCAAACGGATCAAGCAAATTGGAACAACGCGCTGCAGAAATCTTAAAAAGTGCAGTGGAAAATCCAATTGTTATTGCCGATCTAATCAATCCGGATAAATGCCCGGTGCATTTATTGCCCTATCTTGCATGGGCGTTTAGCGTCGATAAATGGGATGAAAACTGGAGCGAAGAAGTAAAAAGAATCGCCATTAAGCAATCGTTTTTTATCCACAAACGAAAAGGCACGATTAATGCCGTGAGACGAGTAGTCGAGCCTATTGGTTATCTCATCGAATTAAAAGAATGGTTTAACGTCGAGCCAATGGGTGAACCGGGAACGTTTAGCTTGACCATTGAAGTGCCGGAAACAGGATTAAACGAGCAAACTTACAACGAATTAGTCAGATTGGTCAATGATGTAAAACCCGTCAGTCGGCACTTAAAACAGCTTGCTGTTGCCGTCTCACCAACAGGCACCATGAATGTATTTTTAGGACAGCAAACGGGCGAAATTATCACCGTTTACGCACAATAAACAGGAAGCAAACACATGGCACAATATTCCGCCGTTTTTACAACCTACGGCACACAACAACTTGCAAAAGCCATTGCAAACAACAAGCCACTCACTGCTACGCATTTTGCTGTCGGCGATGGCAACGGCAATGCCGTGACAGTAAACGCCAGCCAAGAACGCTTAGTCAACGAAAAATATCGCGCAACGATCAGTGCTGTATCTCTTGACCCACGCAATAACAAACAGGTTGTTTTTGAATTAACTATCCCGGAAAACATAGGTGGTTTTTATATTCGGGAAATGGGTGTTTTTGATGCTCAAAACAAACTCATTGCCTATGCAAACTGCCCGGAAAGTTTTAAACCGACCTTGGCAAGTGGCAGTGGGAAAGTGCAAGTTATGCGCATGATTTTACTTGTTGCCAGCTCAAATGCCGTCACGCTCACCGTGGACGACAGCGTCATTTTTGTGACGCGCGGACAACTTACACCGAAAGACATCACAGCAAATAGCGAAAATGGATTTGATCATACTGGACATAGCCACGCTATTGACAAAGCAAGCACAACAAAAGCGGGCATTGTCCAACTAACGAACGACACGGGATTAGACAGTGAAAACCTCGGATTAACAGCAAAAGCTGGGAAGAAACTCGAGCAACTCATTGCAACGGTACAGCTTGCGCTGAATAACTATATCCCGAACAACAAAAAATCCTCAGCCGTCAATAGTAACAGCAACGACACCGTGGCAACCTCGGCGGCGGTCAAAACTGCCTACGATAAAGGCGTCGAAGCCAAACAGGCGGCAGATGGCGCACAACGTACAGCCAATGACGGTGTGGCAAAAGCAAATGCCGCACAAAACTCAGCAGACAATGCTCAACGTAGTGCAAATGATGGCATAAACAGAGCCAATAATGCACAACTGACTGCTAATTCGGCAAATGATAATGCCGACACGCGTGTGGCTAAATCAGGCGATACCATGAGTGGTGACCTAACTGTGCCTAACATCAATACAGGGGCAGTTAAGTCATTAGGGTATCTCAATATCATCTCTAAAAATGGCGTTGCATTTTACAAACATGACCAGAGAGACTACTTAGCATTACTATCCGAAACCGAGTTTTATATTAGAAAAGTTGTGTCATCCCCTAACGGGTACAGGGCGGACAACCTTGGATATGGAGGATATGGCTCGCAATATGATTACTCCGCACCATTTGAAGTTATTGAAGCTGGCGGCAATAGCATTAGCACATACTACCCTTTTATTAAAGGTAAAGTAATGAGTCGAGGTAATAGTGGTGCAGCTTTCTCGTTGGGATACACAACAAAACAAGCTAACTATTACGAGTATGGTAACTTTGGTCGAGGCGTGATTAATCTAGTAGAGGATAACGGGAGATATAAAAATTGGGAGTTTGAACACACAGGTGTTTTCCGCTCTGCAGGAGATGTAATTACGGGTAATGGTAACTCCCTAGATTTTTACACGCACGCATTAAATAGCTTGATAGTCGGCATAACATCTTCGTCATACGGTTCACATTACCAAGGTGCCTATGTCTTTAAAATTAAACAAAATAGACTAATGATAATCATGATGCAGATTGGAGTTGTGAACTCATCAGGGGACTACTACTTTCCTGAATCTTTTGACGGCTCAGCTGGAGTAATAGCTATTGACTCGGGCGGCGCCGTTAATCCAGTCGGGGCGTTCTTCAAAGGCGGTAATACTATTTACATATCAGTAACCAAGCCAACAAATGTGACCCTTATTGCAATAGGAGTTAAAAATTAATGTTAAAACAATTCAATGTAGCGTCATTATCATTTCGAGATCCCGAAGGTGATGAGGATGGATGGGTTAATATAGCGACACAAGCGCAGGTTGACGAGATCTCAGCAAGCATTACAAGTGGTGGGAGTGTATGGGTCGAAAATGGCAAAATTAAATATTCAGGTAAAGCTCCTAGTGAATACCATGTTTTCGACACAGAGACTAAATCATTTAAAATTTCACCCGAAAAACAGACCGCACTTTTATCAAGCCGGAAAGCCGAGTTATTAACGATTATCGCTAATAAAACCGATAATTTCAAAGCACAGTATCTTATCGGATATTCGCAGGCGGAAATTGACAGTTTTTACCGTCAAGAACGCGAAGCGCGAAATGAATTGCCGATAATGCTTTTAACCGAAATTTTCGAGGGGCGCGATGATTTAAGCTCAATCGAAGATTTAAAGAAAAAAGTCATCGAAAAAGCAGACTTATTCGCCATCATCATGGGTAAACTCTTTGCAATTAAACAAGGCTTTGAAAAGCACATTGAACAAGCAGAAACCATGGAACAATTAGATAAA